GTGGAATATGCCTAAGATTATAATTGAATCCTCTGATAAGAGAGATACACAAGTAGATATAGAGGAAAAGCTAGAAAAGGCAGTGTCTGCCATTAGAGAACAACGTGAAGGAAAGCAATTTACAGACAATTTTCTTAGGGAAACTAAGGAAAAAGCTGATGTAGTAGTCAATAAGTTGTTTTCTAACATGGTCAAGGAAATCAATGAAGTATTAGCGAAATGAGGGAAAACCATGGGAATCAACTTTGTAGATAAAGGCTCAGACTCAGCTCTAGTCAATCTTCTTCATGAAGACTACTTGAAAAAGTCATTTCATCGTGAAGGATTGACTCCAGTTAGAGTGTCTGTTAATGGAAAACATGGTAATTACACTACTACTGTGTATAAGAATCTAAATGAACACGGAAAGCAGGTCAGTAAAAACAAGCCTAGATTCAATCCTGATAAGGGTAAGAACACAGCTAGTAAGCTACAGAATAAGGACTTTATGTACATGAATACAGCTACTGGTGATATATTATCACTGGATGAGGTAAAACGTGAGTACAATCAACTTCCTGAAAAGGAAAAGAAATCACATAAAACTCTTGATAGTTACCTAAAATCCACTTATTTTATTTCAAATGGAACTAACAAGACTTGTGATATGTACAGGATTGCTCCTGGCAAGTACACTAAGGAAAGAACACAGGCAGTCCATGAACCCATAGTACAAGATTATCTATCTAAAGCACAGGATGCTCCAGAAGATACCCCACCAATACTTTTCTTGTATGGCGGTGGAAGCGGCGTAGGCAAGTCCACAATAGTCAACTCTATAGTGAAGCCTATGTCTGATGAGTTAGGAGTAAACCTACTCAAAGTAGACTGTGATGACATTAAGGAGTTGCTTCCAGAGCATGAAATGTTTATGGCTCAAGATGAGCGTACTGCTGCTGGTAGGTTACACAGAGAATCTTCAGATATTACCAATAAGGTAATAGATGAGCTCACTAAGGCTAAAAAGTGCTTTGCATATGATGGTTGCATGGGAGACACTTCTAAGTACCAGAAAATTATCAATAAAGCTAGAGATAATGGATATTACGTACATATCATAGCAGCAGATATTCCAGTAGATATGGCTATTGCTCGTGCTAAATCAAGGAGCAGAAAGATTGATGACGCTATATTCCATAAGACTCATACTGCTTTTGGAAATAATTTTTTGGATATAGCAGGGATGGCTGATTCGTTTGCGCTGTATGACAATTCTCAGGATAGTAATTTGCCACCTACATTAATTGTAGATGATACTGGAATACGCAATGAAGAACTTTATGAGCGTTTTCTTATGAAAACAGATGGGGAGGCATAAATATGAGCACTAAGACCTTTAATAAAGAAAACATTGTAGCCTTGCGTAAGAAATATGAGAAAAACCCTGTTCAGCAAGATTTTGCTAACGACAAGTCAGTGTTTGAGTTTCCAGATGACATAACTGATGAGGAACTGGATAAACACATTGAGAGAATGAAATCATAATAATTGGAGGAGATAAATCATGATAAGGACTACAGATATTGCTTCCTATCTTGTAGACAAGGCTAAGTTAGACCTAATGGGTGGTAGCTCCAATCTGGAAAAAGCACAGAGAGATTATTCTAAGCTGGTAAAGGTGCGTAGACCAGTAACACGTAAGGGTAAGACCTTTATGCAAGACATATGGGTGCTGCCAGGTCAGGTTAAGTCATCAGATGTGGTTCTTCAGAACAAGCATAATGTCATTCCTTCTCTTAGTAGCCTCACTAAGCCATCTGCTGGTATTTTGGATATGAAGTATTTTGCTGCTTTGGAGAACACTGATAGAACTAAAGCAATGGATTACTTGAAAGACCTTGGATTTACATGGAAGGTAAATAGCAATCCTAGTATAAACTGGATGTGGGCTAAGAGTGCTCTTAATAAATTCCTGAATGCTAATCCTTCTTTTAAGACCACCGCAGGTTCAATTTCTGGGTTGGTAGGTGGTCAGACTCAGGTTACTTCTCAGGCAACCAACGTAACAACGCAAATTGCTCAGAATAAGACACCTTCTACGGTGAATACGGCAACCATGATGTCTTCTTTTACGCCTCAGCAGCAAGCAGAGATTAATGCTTGTGCTAATGGTAAAGAAAAATTCTCTAAGATTCGTGAAATTCTTGGTAAAGATGGAGTGATATCTTGGGCGAAGGCTAATGGTATTACTTGGAATGAGCATGCTCATAATGCTATTAATCTTATGAGACTTGGTATGGCTGTTAGGGAATGCTTTGATGCTATAAATGGGACAGTGTCTCCTGGTCCAATATCTAAGACTCCTACTAAGAAACAGCCTGCACCTGCTGCTCCTAAAATAGACCCAGATGAACTGCCTGTGCCTGCTAATGCTACAGAGCGTACTAAGAATTTGATTAAACACATAAATAACATGACAAGTGTAGCTGAGATTACTGATTGTACTAAGATGGGTATGGTTCCAGAAGATGATGTAGCTAAGTCGTTTATTCTTGAGAAATTCCTTCCTTCATTTAAGTTATGGGTAGGTGGTGGTGCTCCTAAATCTGTTAAGGATAAATGGGCAAAAGATACTGGTTCTAGTGCTTCTTCTATAAATACTTATGCTAAGACTCCATGTGATTGGGGTGAGAGAGCAGTAGATACTATGAAGTTGGCTGGGTATAAAAAAGATATGGCTTCACATAATATTAGTATCTCTTTTTCTGGATTTACTATGGGTAAAATGCTTTCTCCTAGACAATACATGGTATTTAAAGACCACAATAAAATGCTGCATTTTGGTAAATCATCAGAAAAGCCATTTGATATTATCAACAGCTTGAATGATACTTATTCTGACTATACAACCGATGATTACAAAACTACTGACTCTTGGGGTACTACCATTAACCTCTACCCAACTAATCTTGGATATACTGGTTTAGACCCAGCTGAATACAGGAAAAAGTACAATATAGAAAAAGAAGGTTTTGTTAGATACCTCAGAAGAGTGCAAAAATCTAATCCAGGTTTGAGTTCTACAGTTCAGGAAATGATAACTACGTATGATGAGACTATGAAATTGGCTGGATATAATCCTAATTTGCTTTCATATGTTCAGAAAAATGATTGGGATGATACAGCTCAACCTACATACTGGTCTTCAAGATTTGATAGTAGTTTAAGGTTAAATAATTTTTCTCCAGCTGATGCAAAAAAAGCTGTAGAAATCATAGAATTACAGTATAACACAGTTATTTCTGAATTAGAAAAAGCTGGTTATTCACAACAGGTTATTGCTGATACCTTGGGTTACAAATGGGGTTCAGGCTATCTTGATAACTTTAAGGTAGTTGATAGAAGTTCAGGTTCTACCTCCACTCTTGCTACTCTAAATATAGCTAATTTGTTACCAGATGAAGCTAAAAGATGGAATTACGCAGCAGCTTCATATGCTTATTGCAGATACTGCAAGGAAAACGGTATAGAAAATAAATCTGGTAATGGGACAAAAGAGTATGCTTGGTTGGAGCAGGTAAAGCAATTATCTCAGATGGATAAAGTTACATATGAAAAGATTAACTCTAATTTAGAGAAACTGTATGGCTTTAGCAATAATAATGGCGTAATACAACCTACAGATAACAAGGACTATGACTCAATTTGGAGTAACCTTATTTTAACAAGTAATATGGTTGATATGCACCACAAAATGGCAGTTTCAGCTAGAAGTAATACTGCTAGTCCCTTGAATAAAAGGGGAACAGAATATCAAGGTAATTATGATTATTATAGTGGTATGGCTATGAAAGATGATGCTAAAATGCGTATAAAGCAGTATGGTAACTATACTGGGAGTACTGCTTCTACGTATTCCATAAAGGAACTTTCTGATAAAATTCAGAGCCAGCTTGATGAGGCACCAGTTGTTACAACCAAGTATCTTGATGACTTACGTAACTACTATACTAACAAGTATCTTGATGACTTACGTAACTACTATACTAATCAGACACAAAGTCAGAATATTCCAGTTGATTCTTCTGCTGTTGCTAACCAAGCAGATAAGGATACCATGTGGAAGGCTGACTACGATAAGGAGAGTAATGAAACTCCATCTAAGGATATAGCTCAAATGATTTATCTTCAGGTAGCAAAGCATATTCCTAAGATGGCTGAATCCTCTAATCTTGAACAAAAACTTAACAAAAACTTTGATTATGTTCCGTTTGATTTCTCTACTAATGTACAACCAAGGTTTAACAAGCCTAAGAAAACTGCTACTAGCAACACAACTAAGTCTGACCTTAGAAAAGCCAGAGAGGAATTGCTGAGTAAAGCTAAGTGTAGTATAGGCACAGAAGATGATGCTACATCTTTGGATATGAGAAAAGACTTCCTGAAGCGTTGGGATTATAAGGCAGGAGAGAAGACACCTGGTGGAACAGTAATGAGTGGCAGAGTGCACTCTGGTCCAAACGCACCTCATGGTGACCAGAGGGCTTTGTTCAACTCCAGATTTTTCGCTGTAAGGAATAGTGTCTTTGAAGATAGGTTCAATAAAGAGCAGGAAAGACTGAAAGGTGCTTCTACTGACTCTAAGACCTATACTCCACTGGAAGTATTCCATGGCACTTCATATGGGTGTGCTCCTAACATCATAGGGCGTGAAGGAGAATTCTTTATGGGAGGCAGCTACACTAAGGCTGGTAAGATGCTTGGAAATGGTGTCTATGTAGCTAATAAGGGTGGCAAGTCCTCAGTTTATATTGGTAATTCTTCATATGCTAATCGTCAGATTCACACAAGTCCTGGTGACGCAGACGGAATTATGATGTGTCTTACAGTTATGAGAGGTGATAACTATAAGTCAAGAGGTAATGGATTCTATGGTAATAGCTCAGACCCATCAATTACTTCTCTGGAGCAGGATGCTGGTTCATTGAATGACTGGGAAATGGCTGTAAAGCGTAATGAGCTGGTATTCCCACATCACTTTGTAGATATTTCTAGTAGGGTAATTGGTAAGAATGTTACCAGAGACTCAATTACTGGAGAATACAAAGATAACGTCAGTGGAAACACTTATGATAAATATGGAACTCTTAAAGGGATGAAATAGGAGGTAGTTAACAATGATGAAGAAACTTATCAGGCACATTAACTTTATTGGGCACGAAATCAATCAGTCCATAGAGGACTATCCTGAGTCTGACAGAGAGGTTTTCTGTAAGAAACTTCATACTATAAAAGAGCCAGATGAGGCAGACTGTATGAATTGTCCTTACTTTGGTGGTATGGGTCAGGGAACTGCTCATGAGTGCGTATGGGAAGAACCAGTAGATATAAGCTCAGAACTGGTCATGTACATTGAGCATAAAGATAGACAGAAGGAAATGATGCGAGTATCCGAAATGATTGATGCTGGTGTCATCCAGAAGGGATAATAGAATATGGCAACAAGACTTACAGCAGCACAGATACGTCAGATAAAAGACATAATCAGTAATCACATGGAAGTCTTGGGGCAGATTATGGTAGGGGAAGGTAAGCCTTCCCCTGCTTTAATTAGAAAGTTAGGACTGCCCAAGGAACTGACGTCTTTAGTGACAACTGCATACAAATATGGAAAACTGAGCATATTACAGGGTAAAGACCTGTCTACTATGAGTGCTTCAGAAGTACAAAATCTCATGAGAAAGATTCAGCTTACACCAGCACAGCAGCAATCTGTAGAGCAGATAAAGCTCAAAGCACAGACTAACATAGACTCAATTGGTCAACGTATTACATCTACAGTAATGAATGCTGCCTTACAGTCTGATTTACAGATGTGGCAAGCTATTAAGGAAGTAATACCTGCTGCTATAGAGAATGACACTCCAAGGTATAAAGTCATTCAAATGCTTAGGGAAAAGACTGGTGATATGGCTAGGGATTGGCACAGAGTAGCACATACAGAGTTATTTGACGCTAAATTACAAGGTGAAGCTGAAGCTATTTTGGATAATAAAAGTCCTTTGTCTTCACAAGGGGCTGAAACTCTTGTATATAAAAAGCCCGCCCCCACAGCCTGCCCAAAGTGTAAGCAGCTGTATTTAGAAAGTGACGGTGTGACTCCTAGGGTATTCAAAATCTCAGAACTCATGGCTAATGGTAACAACTATGGCAAGAAACAGGCAGACTGGAAGCCTACTCTTGGCACACTTCATCCAAATTGTATGTGCACTCTGAATGTAAAACCACCTGATACAGAGTTTGACTCACATGGAAACCTTATTTATAAACCACGCAAGTAACAATATTACATATGTAAAGGAAAGGAGGGTGGATAATGGCTGTAAAAGTAAAGTTAGTTGGAGCACCCGTATCTAATTCTGCTCCCAATACCAAGATTATAAAATCTAACAGTTATTCTTCCACTAATACTATAGATTTGGTGAAAGGTATACCAGCTGAAGATTTGAAGGCATATTACGAAAATCCAATAAGACTGGCGTCAGCTATGAATTATAAGGATAAGCCATCAAGTCTTTCTTACAACATATTGTATCAGATGAGCGTAAAGAACAGTGTTATTGCAGCAGTCATCAATACACGTGTTAATCAGGTATCAACTTTTACCAAGCCTAAGAGGTTTTCTACTGATGGTATAGGCTTTGAGGTGCGTCTCAGAGACCCACAGGCAGTACCTACTAAAGAGCAGCAAGAAGTCATTAAGTCATTAGAAATGTTCCTAGAGAACTGTGGTTATAAGAACGACAATGATACTGATGACTTTGATACATTCATACGTAAGATTGTTCGAGACAGCCTTACTTATGACCAGGCATGCTTTGAGGTAGTACCAGATAGGAAGGGTAAGCCAGCTCAAATACTGGCTGTGGATGCTTCTACTATAAGGGCTGCTAGTGAGGACTATCAGGACAATACCATATGGTCCAAAAATCCTCCTAAGAAGAATGAGAAGGTGTCTTGGGTACAGGTTATAGATGGTACTGTAGTAAGCTGGTTTACCGCTAATGAAATGGCATTTGGGGTACGTAACCCACGTTCCAATATAAACCTTCAGCCATATGGCTTCAGTGAATTGGAACAGCTTATACAGCAAATCACATCACACCTGTATGCTGAAGAATACAACAGTAAATTCTTCTCTCAGGGTGGCACTACGAAGGGTATTATCAATATAAAGTCTGACCCTAACGGTATAGGGAATAAGGAGCAACTTGACTCATTTAAGAGACAGTGGAGAGCACAAGTAAATGGTATGGCTGGCGCTTGGAAAACTCCAGTACTTCAGGTACCACAGGGTATAGAGTACATAAATGTGTCTCAATCTAATAGAGACATGGAATTTAATCAGTGGATGAATTACCTGATTAACATTGTGTGTGCTGTATACGCTATAGACCCAGCTGAAATTAACTTTGCTAATAATGGCGGTGCTGCTGGACAGAGCAGTGTATTTGAATCCTCTCAGGAACAAAAGCTGAAGAATTCTAAGGATAAAGGCTTGAAACCTCTGTTAAGATTTGTAGAAACCATCATTAACAAGTTTGTTATTTCCAGATTTTCTGCTGAATACGTATTCTCATTTACAGGATTGGATGAGAAGTCTGAAGAGGAAAAAGCTGAGTTAGAGACAAAGCAGTCTAAAGTTTGGAAAACTGTAAATGAGATACGTAAGGAACACGGAGAAAAGCCCATAGATGACGGTGACGTAATTCTGGATGCTAGCTGGATTAACTATCACCAGCAGACCCAGATGGCTGCTCAACAGCAGGAAATGATGGCTGGTGAAGGTGACGAAGGTGATGAATACTCTGATGAAGAAGATACTGAGGGGTATTCTGAGCCTGAAGAGTACAGTGAAGAGCAACCCTCAGAAGAAGGTTATGAAGAGGATTCTGAGGAAAATACCGAAAAATCAATGTCTAAACTTATAATAACCATAGATGATTAAGATTTGTACAGTCACCTATATTATTCTATTAGTACAAGCAAAAGGGGGTGAAGAAATTGAAAGACTCTGATGTGTTTAGTTTTTGCTTGCCCTTTGATGTGCTTAAATCCACTGATGCTAATTCTGATGAGTGGCGTATAGGAGGATATGCTAGTACATCTTCTGAAGACCGTCAAGGTGACGAAATAGTCCAAAAAGGTTTGGATTATGACGATTTTGTGAACTATGGCTGGTTCAATTTTGACCACCACAATGACCAAATTCTTGGTTATCCAGATAAGAATAAGTGTAAGATTGATTCTCATGGATTCTATGTTGAGGGTACACTCCTTAAAGGAGTAGAAATTGCTAAGAATATGTGGGAAACAGCACTTGCACTACAGAAGTCTGGGGCTAATCGGAAACTTGGATTCTCTGTGGAAGGCAAAGTATTACAACGAAATGCCCTTGGTAAGATTGTAAAAGCCAAAATATACAATGTGGCTATAACCCCAAACCCTGTTAATACATCGTGTACTTGGGATGCATTAGTTAAGTCATTTACCACCGATAAGGATGACATAGAGAAGGCTTTGGAAGCAGGTCACAGTGATGCAAGTGGTTCAGCTATCGTACCAGAATCACTGGAATCTGCATTTAAGACTTTGTCATATGCTATTGGTGATGATGAAGAAGCAAAAAACTATATGTCTGAACTTAGGAAAAAACTTCTAAACAAACAAGATATTACAAAAAGCGAATTCATACTGTATCTACAGCTCACCAAGGGGTTGTCATATGAGGCTTCTAGGGAGTTAGCAGAAACATTATCCAAGTAAAAGGAGGAAGGTAACATGCTTAATGACAAACTTTCAAAGAGTTTGGCAGACCTGGATGCCGCCGCAGATGAGCTGTTGAAAAAGTCTGCTGATGCTGAGGCGGATGAGGAAAAAGACAAGGACAATGAGCCTGCACCAGAAGATATTGCTGATGCTGCTCCAGCCAAGGATGATGAGAAAGATAAGGACTCAGAAGACACTGACATTGAAAAGTGTGGGGATAACCCTACCAAACTGACTAAGTCAGAGGAATCTGAGGAAGCAGAGGATGAACCCATTGAGGAAAAGACCGAAGAAAATAAAGAAGATGAAGAGAACTCTGAAGGCAATGACAATGCTGAAGAGGGAGAAGATGAGGAAGACACTACAAAAGAAGATGTTGAAAAGTCCGTTAAGGATGACTTCACAGCCAATGAAAATATCAATAAGGCACTTCAGAGCAGTGAATTCCAAGCAGCCATGGTGGATATATTGGTTAAATCTCTTAGTGAGATTGAATACAGCATGCATTCTTCTAGCAAAGACCAAGAAAAGGCAGCGTCAGTGATGGCTAAGTCCATGCAGGCTGTCCTCCTGAGCAATAAGTCACTTTCAGCTGAGAATGAGGCTTTGAAGCGTAGGGTGAATAAGCTGGAGAAGTCCATTAGCATGGGCTTTGATAAGGTCTTGGATGCTATTGATACTATTTCCACTGAGCCAGCTCATCAGCGTAAGTCTATGGCTAGCATTAATGTACATGATAAGGATTTCAATAAGTCGCTCAATGGCTCTGGTGCTGTTGGTGGATTTGAAAGCCTTTCCAAGTCTCAGGTACTTAGTGTACTGAATAATGAGCTGTACAGCGGCAATCAGTTAGTCACAGCTCAAGATATTATCTCCTATGAGTCAGGTGCTCCTTTGAGAGTAGAATTGCAGCCACTTGTTATGAGCAAGTGTAAGTAAGCCCACCAATAACCCTAGTACATAGGAACAAAAACATGTTTATTTCAGAAATTGTATAAGGAGGAATAGAAAATGTCTGTTTCAATGAATGATTATGTGGATTTTGGTCAGGGCTTCGGTACTGCTAATGCAAGTGATGTTGCTGAACTGAATAAGGCTCTGAACACAGGGGCATATGCCCAAGCGAATGGTGTGGCTGGCCAGGTGAATGGTGCAGCACTCCAAGTTGAGTCTCTGGAGAATAGCTTGAAGGTGCTTACTTTCAGTGACCAACATGTAAAATTCTGGAAGAAGATTGCTAAGACTCCAGCTTACAGCACAGTTGAGGAATACAACCAGCTGCTCAGCTATGGCAATCAGTTCAGTGGTTTCCTGCCTGAAGGCGTGCTGCCTGAGACTGATGATAGCGAGTACAAGCGTCAGGCTTCTTTCGTGAAATTCCTTGGTACCACCAGGGAAGTCACTCATCCGATGACTCTGGTGCGTTCTGCTCATGGTGACGTTATCGCCCGTGAGAATCAGAATGGTATCCTGTGGATTATGAAGCAACTGGAGCATGCTCTGTTCTGGGGTGATAGCACTCTTGCTCAGCCTGGCAAGGAGGGTGTTCAGTTTGATGGTCTGAACAAGCTCATCGATGGCGAAAATGTGTATGACTGTAAGGGTGAAGACCTGAAGGACACCGACATCAACTATGGTGCTCAGATTATTCTGGAGAATTTTGGTACTCCTTCTGACCTGTATCTGCCATATGAGGTACTTGCTACATTTAGCAATACCTTCTTCCCGAAAGAGCGTGTTATCATGCCTACTCAGGGTGCTGGCTATCAGGCTGGTCTGGTTATCAATAAATTCCAGACTCACGGTGGTGCAGTTGAATTCCAGCCAGACCTCTTCCTGCAGAAGACAAAGCCACTTAGCAACACTGGTTCTGGTGGTACCAAGGCTCCAACTGCTCCTGCTTCTCTTACTGTTACAATTAACACTGAGGAAGTGGATGCTAACTTTAAGGCAGGCACATACGTGTACAGCGTAACAGCTTGCAATCGTTTTGGTGAGTCTGTACCTGTTGCTGGTGATGCTTCCGCAGTTGTTACTGCTAGCGATGTTAAGAAGGGCGTGAAGCTGGTTATTACTAACTCTGCTTCCATGGTTGTGGCTCCAGATTACTTCTGCATCTATCGTTCTGAGAAGGACGGCACGAAGAAGTTCTGCGTAGCTAAGATTCCTGCTACTTCTATCAACGCCAGCGGCACAACTCAGTTTGTTGATAAGTGTGAGATTCTCGCGAATACTTACACTGCTTTCATGGGTGAGTTCACTCCAGAGGTTATTGCCTTCAAGCAGCTTGCTCCTATCATGAAGATGGATTTGGCTCTGCTTGGTCCAGCATACCGTTGGATGATTCTCCTGTATGGTGTGCCTCAGCTGTATGCTCCTAAGAAGTGGATGAAGTTTATCAATATCAAGGCTTCTAGTGACCGTACATCTAGCACTGCTCTTTACAACAACTAAGGTTTAACACCTACAAACCTATACTCACAAACCAAAACAAGGGTACAGGGATGCCATATCCTTGTACCCTTGTTTATTTTGATGAAGGAGGATAAAATCATGGCAACAGTACTTGGTACAACAATTAAGAATGGAAAGATAGCTACTTCTTTTGGAGTTTTTAACTTTGTAGAAGGCAAGGCTGATATACCTGATGATGCTGCTGAAAAGCTGGTGTCACTGCCTGGATTCCAGTACGAAGGTGCTCAGAATGCTCCTAAACCAGAGGAAAAGCCTACACCTGAAGAGGAAGTCAAGCAGGAGGATTCTAACACTCAGGAGAGCGAAATAGAGCAGCCAGCACCACAGCAAGAGGAAAAGGTTGAGGCTAAATTTGATGAGAAAGAACTCAATACCAAAAATGTAGCTCAACTCCGCAAGATTGCCAAGGACAACGGAATTGACATTGGTGGCGCCAGCAAAAAGGACGAAATCATAGCTATTCTGATGGCATAACAATCTGAATAATGTATGATAACCTCCCATATTATCTTAGTATGGGAGGTTATTTTGTAAAAGGAG